TAATACCCGAATCACAGCTTGACAAAAGCAAGATCACATCAATACAGATAGGTATCGACTTCGGCGGCAACAAGTCAAAGACCACATTCGTGGCTACGGCTTTTATTGAGGGCTTTAAAAAGCTTGTCGTTATTGCAGATCACAAAATAGACGGCGGCAAGGGCGAGGTCGGTCCCGATACTATTTACACTGCTTTTATAAAGTTTGTAAAGACGTTATATATGCGTTTTAATCCGCTTTTAATTAAATTTGCATGGGCGGACAACGAAAACCAAGCGGTAATAAACGGTCTGAGAGTAGCCTGTGCCAGAGCAAGACTGATGGTCAAGATCGTGGACTGCTACAAAGCTCCACGAAACGACAGAATATCTATGCTTACGTCTTTGATGGTTCAGGGCAGATTTTGGGTGCTTGACATTTGCAAAAATGTTATCGGAAGCTTGTCGGAGCAGATATGGGATCCTAAAATTCCGGACAGAGATGAGCGTCTTGACGACGGTACTTGCGATATAGATACCGCCGACGCTCTGGAGTACAGCTTTAGCAAATTTATCAAGCCGCTAACGCTGGCAGGAGGTGAAAACATTTGAACAGTGAGATAATAAACTGGCTGAATAATAACTTCGGCTATAACATTTCGACCGACTATTATAATAATATATCCGTATGGAAAGACTGGTGGAAGGGTTTTCATGAACCATTTCATAGGATAACTTTTGAAAACGGAGAAAAACGCAAGAGTCGTGATATGTATACCATGAAAATGGCCAAAAAGGTGTGCGAGGACTGGGCAAGCATATTAATAAACGACAAAACGTTTGTAAAAGTAGATGATGAATACTCGGAAAAGTTCATCGTTGGCGATACCGACAACGGCGGAGTGTTCGGCAGCAACAACTTCTGGGATCAGGCTAACGACCTTATGGAAAAAATGATGTATTCCGGCACTTGTGCCGTTGTGATACGTCTTAAAAATGCTGTGGTAAGCTCAGACGGCAGACTTCTGCCGTCACCGGACGCATGGATAGATCTAAATTACCTTGAGGCGGATAGGATAATAGTCCTATCATCGGACAACGGCATTATCACCGAAGCAGCGTTTTGCTCCGATATCTGTACAAAAGGCAGCAACAAGCTGTATCTTGAGATACACCGTCTGGAAAAAGGCGAATATGTCATAGAAAATCACATCTTTGGAATAAAAGATAAATCGCTGTTGAGCGAAGAACCTCTGCCGGACGGTGTTGCAAGAATAATGCATACAGGATCAGACAAGCCTTGGTTTACCATATGCAAACCTGCTATCGTTAATCCCATTAACGGCAATAATGGGATGGGCTGTGCGGTTTTTGCCGGAGCGATTGACAACTTGAAGGGAGTTGATCTTGCATATAATAATCTTAACTCTGATTTTTGGTTGGGACAGAAAAAAGTGTTTTTAAACAAAAATATGCTTGAAGATATGTCTGGAGATAAAAAGGTTGCTCCCGATGAGGTAAATCAACAACTGTTTTATTATATCGGCGAGACTATGGACGATGGCACGGGTAAGAGTATGGTGCAGGAGCATAATCCCGATCTGAGAGTTGCAGACAATACGGCGGGTATACAGGCACAGCTT